AATTGTCATATAGGAGACAATTTATGATCATAGGTATATGCGGTTTTATCGGCAGCGGCAAAGACACAGTCGCTGACTTTCTTGTTAATTTCCACGAATTTAGACGCGAATCATTTGCCAGCACACTGAAAGATTCTGTGGCTGCGGTGTTTGGTTGGGATCGTACTCTGCTAGAAGGGCGCACGGCAGAAGCTCGAGAATGGCGAGAGCAGGTAGATCCGTGGTGGGCTGCACGATTAAACATGCCTACATTAACTCCACGATGGGTTCTACAATACTGGGGCACAGAAGTTTGTCGTCGCAGTTTTCACGATGATATTTGGATCGCTAGCCTAGAAAATAAATTAAGAAACTCCAAAGACAACATTGTGATTTCAGACTGCAGATTTCCTAACGAAATTGAAGCCATAAAAAAGGCCAACGGGGTTATAGTTTGGGTTCAACGTGGTGCGCTGCCTGAATGGTACGATGATGCTGTTTCTGCTAATCAGGGCAACAATATCGGTATCAATGCTATGAAACTGCGCAAAATACACGCATCAGAATGGGCGTGGTTAGGCAGCGAATTTGATCATGTCATTGATAACAATGGCACTATTGACGACTTATTCAAGCAGGCACAGAGCCTAGTAATCGGCCAACAGATCCCCTTGTTTCCAGAGGACACCGTCCTTACTCAGTGTTAGGACACAGTTAGCACACACAGTTTTTAAATTGTTATAGCGGCAATTATCAAGGTTGCCGTCAACATGAAACACCCTAAACACTTCACGATGAGGACTTCGATGTCCGCATTTGTCACATTGCGATTTCAGTTTGTAACCAGCACGTTGCCATCTAGGTATTCCATGAGATAACCCGTGTGCCATGCAGGTCTCACACAGGCTTCTATAATAGATCCTATCGCCCTTTTTGTAGTTTATCGCACGGGGTCTAAATCCGCATTTACACAGTGGTCTCATATACATATTTAAAAGAACTGCACCTTTTTGACCCCTTTTTCAATTAGGTAAACAAGCCAATTTTGTGTTCCACCGCTAAATACATTGAGCAAAACTATTACCAGGAGAATAGGGAACATGGCACTTCAATCACCCGGCGTACAAGTTACGGTAATCGACGAGAGTCAGTATACACCTGCCGAGCCAGGCACAACACCTCTTATCGTTGTTGCCACAGGGCAAGATAAGACAAATGCAGCAGGCACAGGTACTGCTACTGCAACAACTAAAGCAAATGCTGGAAAAGCATTTAAAATGACAAGCCAAAAAGATCTAGTAGATTTTTATGGTGTACCTTTCTTTGAAAAGACAGCGAGTTCAAATCCAGTACATGGTGGCGAACGAAACGAATACGGTCTTCTAGCAGCTTACAGTTTGCTAGGAGTAAGCAACGCAGCATTTATTGTCAGGGCTGACGTAGATTTAACCGAATTAGAAGCATCAGCATCAGCCCCGGGAGCATTACCAGACGACGGACAATGGTGGTTAGATACACGTTCTACAGCTTGGGGTATCCAAGAATGGAACGGTTCTTCAGCCACAGTAGTTGGTGGACAAAAGTTCACAACTAAGATTCCAGCAGTATTAACAGACGACGATGTAGACAACATTACCAGTGGAGCTCCAAAAACTTCTTTTGGTGCCACAGGCGATTATGCAGTAGTGGTAGAAACTGTAGACGGATCTGGGACATTCGATGCTAATAAAGAATATGCAAGGATCTATTACAAATCACCAGGTAACGGCAACATTGCAGGTGGTGGCACAGCAGTAGCAGCAGGAACTTGGGTTAAACTAGGAAGCCAAGCATGGGCAGCGAGTTGGCCTACAGTGAAAGGAACTGTGGCAATCACAAGTACAGTTGCAGATGGAAATTTTGTGATTAACGGAACTACTGTTAATGTCAGCGGAACTCCTACATTAACAACGTTAGCTACTACAATCAACGGATTATCGCTTACAGGTGTAACCGCTAATGTAGTCAATAACAGATTATACCTATATTCAAACGGCGCCACTGACACCGACGGTGATTCATCTAATGCCAATTCTATCACTGTTACTAGTGGTACTATTAATGTCACAACGATTTTTGGTATAACATCTGGATCAACATATCATGGTCCTCGTCTTGCACAGGCACCACACACGTCAGTTCCAGCATTTAAGATTGGTGACAATGATGACGACGGTACAGGCACATTGGCTAACGGTCGTCCAACAGGATCTATATGGATCAAGACCACAGAACCAAACAGCGGTGCTCGTTGGATTGTTAAGAAATGGAATTCAGCTACAGAAACATGGGTCACTGTAAACGCACCAATTTATGCTTCAGGACATTCAGCACTATACTATCTAGATCGTTCAGGTGGCGGTGCTAATATTGGACGAGGTGAACTATTTGTACAAACAAATGCAGAAGAAGACAGTCTATACGATGCAAGTCCAGAAACAGCAACGTTCCGTATTTGGAGCAGAGCGAATGCCGTAAATGGTACAACTAAAATCACTTCACAGGCAATTACCACAACTGAAGTAGCTAACGGCAGTTTGACTTGGACTTTGAAACAATCAATTCCAGGTAGTGTTGCATTAGTATCAAAAACTATTACATTCACAACTACAAGCAGCGGATCACCTGCAGTATCAAACGCACCTAGAGAAATTGCAGACGCTATTAATGCTATTGCAAACTTTGGTTTCGATAATTCAGATCCAGCAAATCCAGTTGAAATTCCTAGTTACATCGAAGCTAGTGTTACTGAAGATAACGAATTAGTGATTGAACATTCACAGGGTGGTGAAATTCGTTTTTCAGCTACCGGTGCTAGTTTAACTGCGTTAACAACACTGTTTGCACCATTCAATATTGATGCCCTTACTGGCACAGCTAATTTTTATACACTACCAGCAAATTCATCTGAGAACTATGTGGCTTCAGGATGGAGACCTCTAGCAGCTACGGATTTCTTAGCTTCAGCATCTTCCCCAAGCAACGATCCGTCAGATGGTCAACTATGGTATAATTCTTCAGTGAACGAAATTGACATCATGGTACATAATGGTAATACATGGGTTGGTTATCTAGATGAATTTGCCAGCACAAAGGCAACAGGACCTACAGTTTCTGCATCAAATCCTTACACAGGCGGTGTAACATTTGTCAATAACGATTTATGGATCTCAACCGCAGATCTAGAAAACTTCCCAACAGTCTATCGCTATAACAGCAACATCCAAGGTGTTCCTGCAAGCGAAAAATGGGAATTGATTGACAAAACCGATCAAACCACAGAGTCAGGAATTTTATTTGCTGATGCACGTTGGGGTAAAACTGGTGCTACTGGTAACACAGCAGCAACTATCCAAGCATTGCTATCAAGCAATTACTTAGATCCAGATGCTCCAGACCCAGCACTGTATCCAAAAGGAATGTTGTTATGGAACACTCGTAGATCTGATGGTAATGTCAAGAGATACGAAGTAAACTACATAGATCAAACCAAAGACAATGAAAGATTCGATTCTACAAATTCACCTCTAGGTAATGCTGTGGTTACTGCAGAATCTATGAGTGGTTACACAGAAAAAGATCGTTGGGTTACAGCTTCGCCAAACAACGAAGACGGATCTGGCACATTCTTGCGCAAAGCACAACGAGCAGTAATTGTTGCAGCGTTGAAGAGTGCTGTTGATACAAGTCAAGAAATACGTGATGAAGAACGTCGTAACTTTAATGTAATTGCTTGCCCAGGATATCCTGAGCTAATGAGCAACCTAGTTAATTTGAACATCGATCGTGGTGTCACAGCGTTTGTTATTGGTGATACACCACTACGCTTGCCAAGCGATGCTACTTCATTAACCAACTACGGTTCTAATGCAGAACTAGTAACAGACAACAATGACGACGGTATTGTTACCTATGACGAATATCTAGCTGTGTTCTATCCAAGTGGATTCACAACAGATTTAGGTGGTTCAAATGCAGTTGTTCCAGCAACACACATGATGCTGAAAACAATCGCTCTAAGTGATAATGCAAGTTATCCATGGTTTGCACCAGCAGGTACAAGACGTGGCGGAATCACTAATGCAACATCAGTAGGTTACATTGATGGCGCAACAGGAGAATTCCAAACTGTGGCATTGAACGAAGGTCAACGTGATACATTATACGATCAAAAAATTAATCCAATCACATTCTTTAACGGTGTTGGTTTAATTAACTTTGGTCAAAAGACTCGCGCAAGAAATGCAAGTGCGTTAGATAGAATCAACGTGGCACGTTTAACAGTTTATCTACGCAGTCAGTTGAATAAACTGGCTCGTCCATATATCTTTGAACCTAATGATAAGATTACCAGAGACGAAATCAAACAGGCCGTTGACAGCCTGTTGCTTGAGTTAGTGGGTTTAAGAGCATTGTATGACTTTGCGGTTGTATGTGATGAAACCAACAACACACCAGCAAGGGTTGATCGCAATGAGCTTTGGGTAGATATTGCTATCGAACCAGTCAAAGCCGTTGAGTTCATTTACATTCCATTGCGTGTCAAGAACACAGGAGAGATTTAAAAATGGCAATTACATCATTAAATAATTTATCAGTTCCAACAAACGGCGGTACGCAAGTACTGCTGATGCCGAAATTAAAGTATCGCTACAGAGTGACTCTTCTGGGTTTTGGTGTTGCAGCAGCCACAGAGCTCACTAAACAGGTCAAAGACGTAACTAGACCAAAAGTTTCTTTTGAGGAAATCACGCTAGATGTCTACAACTCAAAAGTTTACCTAGCCGGTAAACACAGCTTTGAAATGGTTACATTGACATTGCGCGACGATGCCAGCGGCGAAGTACAAAAACTCGTTGGTCAGCAGATACAGAAACAATTCGACTTCCTAGAACAAGCATCTGCACGTTCTGGTATTGACTATAAATTCACAACACGTATCGAAGTTCTGGATGGCGGGAATGCTAACCTAGCACCAAAAATCCTTGAAACAATCAGTTTATATGGTTGCTTTGTACAGAATGCAGACTACGGTGAATTAGCATATGGTACTAACGAGGAAGCCACAGTAGCATTAAGCATACGTTTCGATAACATGGAACAATGGGGTGCAGACAAGTCTGCTACCAGCCTAGAAGGTGGTATTGGTGCAGCAGTAGGACGTCAAGTTGCTACCCAAGCAGTAACAGGCGCATTAGGCACACAAGGCTAATAGTCGCAGTTAGATTCAAAAGAACCCGATTAATTCGGGTTTTTTTGTGACATAAATATTAGTATGGCCAATAAATTTACACGTTTTCTCACTGGTGTCGGTACCGGATTAACTAATCCCAAAGGTATAGTTTCTAACTGGCAGCATGCCACTCGACTATTCATCGACGACACCTATCGATTATCGCCTCGTACAAAATTTAACTATTATGTTAGATTCGAAATAGATAAGACTGCACACAAAGCACCATCATTTACTGCCAGACATGGCGACGAAGTTGGCATGTTAGTTAAGACCGCCGACTTACCAAAATATAGTTTTGATAGTGTTGTAAAAAATCAATACAACAGAAAACGTATCATTTATAAAAATATCAATTATGAACCTGTAAATATCACACTACACGATGATAATGCAGGCATCATAAATGCACTATGGGCTATCTACTATGG